GTTCGGACGCTCTTCGAGCGCACCCAGACCATGACCGACGGCACCGTGGTTAGCCTCCAGGGTCTGTTCTAAGCTTTCGCTTAGTCATACTTAGCTCAAGGAGCTAGATATGTTCAACCCTGGTGCTGGTGAACGCGTTACTGTAATTGGGATGCTTCTTGCATCTCTAGTTATGGTCGTGTGTTTTCTAGCTTTCATCTCCTTGCGTGTCTCAGACGGCAGGGATGTCATTATTGGAGTACCAAATGACAAACAAGCGTCCTCGTTCCGCGCAGAAATGCGCCAATACGAGAGTCCCCGAGGGTATAACCGAAGAGTTGAACCGGAGAATCCAAGCGCTACGATCGTCAACGAAAGTTGACTATCTTAAAGCCGAGATTTTCTCAAAGTTCGTCTCTAAGGACACCGATCCTCCTTTAGTTAGGAGACAGCGAGCCATTGATAAATGGCTCCTGACGGAAGAGCTCAATGCAGAGACCGAAGAACGTTTAATTTTAACCCCCGATAGCTATAATATTATGCCTCGGGTAACGTTCTTGGACTTTGTACAGTTCTGCCGAAATCTCATTATTGAGATAATCGGTGAAACCGCTCCTATTGAAGCCCTCATTGGGGGTTTCTCTGGAGGTGCGTCGACAAGTCGGCCACGTACTGAAAGCCATCCGGCCGGTAAGTACCTCGGAAAAGCACATGTCACGGCTCGCTGCCTCGACGTCTTCGACCTTATCAAGGACGAGATGCCGGGCTGGCTTGCTGACCGGGGCTACACTTCGATAGAAGTAGTCCCAGGCAATGTGATGTTTACCGTTCCCAAGAAAACCGATATCGATCGGGTTGCTGCAAAGGAACCCGATTTGAACATGTTCATACAGAAGGGCATTGGAAACTACTTTAGTAGTTGCCTACGCCGTATCGGCATAAACCTGAACGACCAGTCTAATAACCGGAAGTTCGCTCATATCGGCAGTGTGACCAACTCACTCTCCACGTTCGACTTGTCGAGCGCGAGTGATTCAATCACAACTGAACTTGTTCAGCAACTGCTCCCTGAGTGCTGGTACACCCTCCTTGACGCTGTTAGGTGTCAAGTCACCATCATTGATGGTGAGGAACATCGGAACCACATGATTTCATCGATGGGCAATGGTTTCACGTTTGAACTTGAAAGTTTAATCTTTTATGTTCTCACGCGAGCTATTTGCTACTTCGATGGTGTCCGTGGCATTGTCAGCATCTATGGTGATGATATCATATGCCCATCGGGCATCTCCGACATCCTTCCTAGTGTCTTTAAGTATTTTGGCTTCACGATTAATCTCGAGAAGTCTCATACGGACGGACCCTTTAGGGAAAGTTGCGGAGGTCATTACCACAATGGGTTTGACATAACTCCTTTCTATGTTAAGGCGCCGATCGAAAGATTAATGGACGTCATACATGTCGCTAATCAGCTTCGTGTGTGGTCATCCATTGAGGGGCTTTCCGTTCTCAACCCTGAGGTTGAGGACATTTGGCTTTGGCTCAAGTCCTTCGTGCCGAAACATCTTTGGGGTGGTGATGGTATCTCGTCCGGAAAATTCCAGCTGGTTTCTTATGATCCCAGCTTCTCCCGCCTAGCTTTGGAAACGAAGCGAAAGTCTAACGGAGAGGGCGGTTATTATCATTGGCTAAACGCCACATGGGATCGAGAATCCTTACGCGATGGTGTATCAACATCTTCGCGTACCACGGACCTAAATAGGTACAGGGTAAGGAAACTCGATCACTCAGC